ATGGCAATCAGTGACACAAAGCTTCGCTCTATCTATGGTAAACCATATTCTGGGCCTGCTGAAATTACGGATTCTGACGGGCTTGGAGTTCGCATAACCCCCAAAGGCGTGATCAGCTTTCAGTTTAGGTTCCGATGGGAAGGAAAGCAGAACCGAATGGGGCTTGGGCGCTACCCAGCGCTGACGCTGCGCGATGCCCGCAATATCGTTGCAGACCTGAGGGAATCGGCAGACAAAGGCATTGACCCCCGAACGCTGGCTGGCGGTAAGAAATCCAACAGTAAGCCAACGGTGAAGGATTGTCTGGATTACTGGAAGGAGAATTACGTTGATGTAACTCTAAGGGCTAAGACTATAGCGCTTTATAAGTCAACGGTTATAAAGCACATGCGCGACGCTTTTTCCGGTATTCCGGTTGAGGATATCCCTGTCCGCTTGTGGGTAGAGAGGTTTACCGAAGAAGAGAAAATCAACCCTCGCCGAGCCCGGCATTTATTGATACAGCTCAGGTCCGCCATTGGGTGGTGTACGCGCCGACAGTTCATTAGCACAACCGAACTCATGCTTTTGCAGCCGAAAGACATCGGTGTTAAACCTGTGATTGGGGAGACCACGCTCAGCTATAACCAGCTTGCCAAAATCTGGATGGCTATAGAAAGAAGTCGTGGGTCAACTTCTAACCGATTGCTTCATCAACTGCTAATGCTGTACGGCGCTAGGAATAGCGAACTTCGGCTGGCTATCAGGGGGGAATTTGACCGAGAGGAGGGGTTATGGGTTGTTCCAGCAGAGAAAAGCAAAACCAACAAAATTATCAGGCGCCCAATTTTCTCCGCGGCAGATGATTTGCTGAAAAAAGCTGAAATGACGTATGGGGATATACTTTTCCCGGGCGAGGACCTGAAAAGCCCTATAACTATTTCTGGTGCAAATAAATTTCTGAGAAGAATCAAAGACTCGTTGGGGGTTGGTGAGTTTACTTCACATGATTTCCGGCGCACCTTGGCAACCCGACTATCCGAAGAGGGGGTTGCCCCGCACGTCATCGAAAAAATGCTGGGGCATGAGCTGGGCGGCGTGCTTTCTGTCTATAACAAGCATGACTGGATTGCCGAACAGAAAGACGCCTATGATCTGTATGCTGAAAAGATATTTTGGCATATCAGGAAGATTTCTGGTTGACACCCCCGTTTAAGATCCACTCCACAATAGCAGAGCGCAGATACTGTTTAGGGTAGGTCCGGACCGGTTTGGGGAAATTATAGCGCTCGGTGTATTTCCGGATGGTCACGCGTGAAGATACTCGGATCATCCGCATCGCCTCTTCCTCGTCAATCATTTCAATGTCTACCATATTTCCCACCTCACACTACAATCAGGCCACGACAGTGGCGCCCCAACTCAAATTCACTATTCATGTCGTTAACTCCGAAACAGCCAGGCAATGGCGAGCGCGCAACCGACGATGCTGAATGCTGTAGGCCAGTCCATCACTTCACCTCAATCATCGCAGCACGAAAGTCTTGCTCCAGTCGCTGTTCAGCTTTAATTTTTGCCCGGCGCAAACACTCACTGAAAACCTCTTTGCTCACCTGGCTTTTCAGTTGCGCCATCAGGGCTTCATTTTCATACTGCCAGCGAAGACGGTTAACGTCCTTTTCCTGACGGCGCAAAATAGCCAGTTGTTCGCAGATTCGTGAGCGAGCCCAGAACCATGATTTGTGCGCAACTGTAGCCCGTCTGTACCAGTCTGATTTTTTATCGGAACGCTGAGACATTTGGTCTTTAATACTGTCCAGCGTCCTGTTCGCCAGCGCGAGTCCGCGCAAGTGATCTTCAATTGTTACCATGGAATCAAGGTTAATACGTCCATTTTCGAGTGTGATGATCATCGCTTAGCCTCCCTGATCAGATGTTTGTAAGCCCGGAGGGCGTGCATTGTCTTGCCACTTAAAATCGTTTTCATAATGAAAAAACCGCTGCTCTGGCTGGTCATTTCAGGCGTGAGAAGAAACGCCACATCAATCGCCCGGTTGTGTCGGCGGAACTCAAATACAGTGCTGGTGACCGTGATGACTGATACCGACCCTTGATCATTAAACTCAACCTTCACAATGTCTTTCCTCCCATCCGATAGCCTGAAACAGGCCCATTTTCGGGTGATACCAACGGGTCCCACGTGGTTCGGCTTCTGCCATCATTTGGCGAAATGCTTTCATGAAAGGCTCAAGCTCCACGATAGCCCGGCGAGACAGCAGGCCATCAGGCGTCATGAATCCGTGCGTATCGGTTGGGATGCGGTATGCGTTAACAAGGTTTCGACACTTGGCATCGGTCATGCCGCTTTTTGCGACTACCTGGCGATAACCGACATACCCGGCCCGCATATTTCCACGCTTAATGTTTTCGACAGCTTCGACTACGGTTTCCACCTGTTCTTCAACCTGGTAGAGGCGCCGCTCTTGCTCAACATTCAGCAGGGCCATTTCAGCGATCAGCTCTGCCTGCGATTTTGGCCGGGAGCGTTCTTCTTCCAGCTCTTTCCAGCGATCTACCAGTCTGGCGGTAAACTCGGGACTGAGTTGCGCGACCACAATGATGCTGTCACGTTTCCCTTCTTCACTTTCAAAAACGTAAATTGTTGTGGGGCGCCCGGCAGTAGGCTTTTCCTCAATTTGAGGAGAAGTAATAACGCCACGCATAATCAGGGTCTCAATCGTACGTTTCACGTTGTCGTGGCGTTTTTCTACCAGCTCGGCGATCTCAAGGCTGGTCATGGATGGTTTGTTAGTGATCAAGTTATTCATCATCATTCCCCTCAATGCATAATCGGTGCTTCTGGCACACCTTCGATCTGGATGTGTTCGATAAAGCTGTCATGGAGGAGGTTAAACCCCTCCCGGCCAAGTGCTGATAACCTGAACCCAAATTCTTCGTCAGCAATAACCATGTCCTGATACATCCGCAGCGCCAGCTGCTGGCCAACCTCTGGCCCATATTTCTCGATTGCCCCCAGCTCAATATGGTTGGCGAGTGCAAAGCGTTCAGGTCCCGGATAGACGCTAATGGCGCCATGCTTGCTGGAATAGATAACAGCAGTATCAACACCGCCAGTATCATTCGGAACGTCGACAGTTCCGTTTTTCTCCAGCTCCTCAGTGATGAACAAGGCAGCCAGTAACCAGCGCCAGAGGATCAACTCTTTTTCGATATTGAGCGTGTTCCAGTTGCTTTCTACCGCTTCCATGATGCAGGCCAGAATTTCCATTCCATCGGCAAGGTGTTTGTCATAGCGACCGTTATCCAGCAGGCGAATAGCAGCGGAGTAGCCAATCACCCGGTTTCCAGACCGGATCCCTGTTGAGGTTGGTTCCGGGTTAAGCATGTTCTGAAGCATTGCGCACCTCTGCTGGTTTACAGGCCTGCAGTTCTTCGCGCTCTTTCACGTAGCGGTCGTGCATGGCATCCCACTTTTCGCACCACTTTTGCATTTCTCTTTTGCGGGCGAGGATGCGACGCAGCCGGCGAACGGTACGCTGGTGGGCGTTGAAATATTCCGTGGTGACGGCGCCACGTTGCCAGCTACTCAGTTCTGGATTCAGTGGATGAATCACCTGTACGTCCGGAAAACGCTGCTTGAAACCAGAGCGCCCAAAAGCTCGGGAGGTCATGAAGAACGCCAGGTAACGAATTGCCGTATCCCGGCTGAAGCACCGCTTCATGCGTCCGTGGCGGATCGCAGCGAACAGATCACCAACTGGTGTTGGATGCTTTTGCAACGCCAGGTCAATGGCGCTGACAGTTCTGTTGTCAATCATCTGTCTTTCTCCCGGTTATAGGTTTCATGACTCATAACTTCCCAGTTCCGGCCATCGTCTTTCGATAACAGCCGCCAGCGTGGGTTAACCTTCAGACTGAGGTAGCCGGTGCGGCGCATTCGCCGCGGGAATATTCGCCGGCGCCTATACCGCAGCAGGACCTGCAGCGCCTGCAGGTGAACCCACTCAGGAATTCGTATCGCTGTCAGTGCCACCAGCTACCTCCTTAAATCTCAGCTCCATTTCGCGCGCCATTTCGATAAACGTGGCCAGTGAGCAAATGTGCTCGTCGTCGAACAGTTGGCGGTCGCATATCACCCTCCCGTTCTCGATGTGCACGACTACCCGCCCGGTAAAATCAGGGAGGACATGCAGATCCACGTTCAATACGGGGCGGGGGATCAGCACCCCCTGATAGAGCATTGTTTGCTGGTTATTCATTGCCGGACTCCGCCGTAACTGGTTTCTGCTTTTTGACGAACTCCACCAGTTCAGAAATAAGCTCGTCGATTAACTCTTTCCCGCTTTCTGTGAGGAATTCGCCGCTGCCATTAACATCAACAGAGCTGCTGTAAATTCCCTTAAGAGCTTTCACGCCTTCGACATTTCCGTACTCACAGATCGCCAGTCGTTCGAACTTCCGCAACAATCCATCCAGAAGAATTTCTGTTAATTCAATAGTGCTAATTCCACCCTTGTTAAGCTTAATGACAAGTAAATTACTGCCAGTTTTTCGCTGGTGGCGTAACAAGGCTGCTTTTAAAATACGGCGGCGATAGGTAGTAATTAAGTTACTCATCTAATTACCCCTTCTTTTGTGTTCTTCATTTTGCTGTACAATTTTTTCCTCTTTTTCCATCCATGAATAGACCTCGCCAGCAAGGTCATACGCAAGACCTAAAACCCCATCAAGTTGATGGCAGTCAAAGTCCTTGTGATGTGTGAAAATTGTCTGCATAAGGAAGTTAAGTTGCTCAGCCTTAATGGTGACGCACTGAATATCTTGGCGGCGCTGAATGCTCATGATTATCTCCCATAAGCTTTTTTTAAAAATAAAATTGCGATATCCCAGTAGCCTGCACTACACATCATTTTTGCTGTCTTAAAGGCATCTTTATTTTTCACGACGCTCTCCTAAATAATGAATATGAAGTTCCGCAGAATTTAATCTGAAATTAAATGGTTTGGTGTTGTTTACTTGTTATTTTTTACTGCTTGTTCTTCGATAAGCCAGGCGCATACATCACCAGTAAGAACCCTGAGCAGCGAAGATAATGCCTCAATTTCGGTGCAATCCATTTTATTAGGGTATACCTCCATCATGCGGCAGATTATCTCTGCCTGATGAGCTTTCTCTGCCGCCTGCTCTAACGAAATTTCATGCGCCATTATTGTCACCTTTTAGTCCAGAAAGGTATGATGCAGATTGAGAGATTTTATTTGTAGCAATTGCCAGTTCTGCAAGGTCAGCAATAATACAGGAAAGGTCAGCTATTTTTTCTTTATCAACCAGGCTCTCTTCCACAAGAGAGAAAACATTAAGGCTGATATGGCTTATGGCATTTAATATTGAAATTGTTTTAGAGTCGCAGTCGCACGCGATACCATCATAATCGATATCAGTCGCACGCTTATCAAAACGGTAGTCTGGAATATCTACTAATTGAATGAAGTTTTTAGTTGCCATGATAATCGCTCCGGTGAATTACTTAAGTTGTAATTAGGATGGATCGGATCTTTGCGATAGTCAATGACTAAAGTAATTTATTTTTTATCTCTTAGGTATTTTATTGTTTAATAAGCAAAAAAAAGACCGCCTAAGCGGTCGTTCTTCTATGTTGAGAGTTATGCGAATCGTTTAAAGGCTGCCGACTGTTTGACCAGTACTTTAGCTAAAACGTGAAACTGATCTTCATCACATGCGTCTATTTCCCAAGGGCTGTAGAGCTTGTTATCTGACAGAACGACAAGGCTATTCTTCTGCATTTGGAGGCGTTTGATATGAATCGTTTTGCCAAACACGAAAACATAAATACCGTCACCTTCAAAGTGATTGACTGATGTATCCACGAAGATGTAATCACCTGGATCAATCGTACCTTCCATGCTATCACCACGCACGGTGATCACCTTGATAGATGATGCTGGACGACTTCCAAACATGCTTCTTGCATATTCTTCTGTGAATTCAATTGCTTGCACTGTCTCAATGAACTCAGAAGATAGGTATACTCCGGGGCCAGCACTCACTTGAACATCAAGCAAATCGACTCTGTAAATCCCAGGATCAACAGGTCTTTGTTGCCTGTAGACGGTTGGGAGATCATTGGATTCATTATCATTCATGGGCAGCTCACCTGAGGCGAGCCATTCAGGCCTGACATGTAGTGCTTTAGCTAACTCTACAGTTTTCCGCGAGCCAGAAGCCGCGCCAGAAGTTAGTTTCCAGATACTGGATTGCGACATTCCTACAGCGGCAGCAAGGGAGGCTTGGGTAAAGCCTGCTGCCTTCATTGATTCAACCAATCTTTCAGCAAACGTTGTTTTCGACATGTTGGCTACTCCAAAAGTTGTTAAAAACTTAACTCACTGAACGCGATAAGTCAAAAAGTAATTATTAGCCTTGAGGTTTACCCATTCAATCGCTAAAGTAATAATTAATTACTAAGGGGGTTTTATGATTTCTGAGCCTATTGATAAAGCAATCAGATGTACAGGAAGCCAGGGGGCGCTTGCAAAACAATGTGGAGTGTCCCAAGCAACGGTATGGAAATGGCGCCACGGGAAAAGAGTTAAGGCAGAGCATGTATTGAAAATTGTGGCTGCTGCGAATGGCCAAGTAGCGGCATATGAAATCAGACCTGACCTGCCCGAGCTATTCCCGCACCCAACGCAAGGGGAGTGACATGGCTCGACAACGCAGGAGAGGCATGAAGTGACACCAGATAATCCGATTACAAATCAAGCGCTGGTGAGCTGAATGTTTCCAGAAGCGGGCAGCATTAAGGCGCTGGACAGGCTTTATCACGATCCGCGGGGTGTTGTTGTGCACGTCACTGGGTGGGATCGCGAAAAGCAGCAGGTTTATTTCACCAGACCGGGTTATCCGCATGAATGTATGCAGCCAGTCTGGAAGTTTCAACAGTACTTCACGAGGGTTTTGGTATGAGCATGGATCTGATGGTTCAGGCTATGAAAATTAAGGTCGGAAACCCTTTGCGCAAATTGGTTCTTCTTAAGCTGGCGGATAACGCCAGTGATCTCGGGGAGTGCTGGCCTAGTTACCAGCACATTGCTGACCAGTGTGAAATTAGCAAGCGTTCGGTGATGAATCACATCGAAGCACTTTGTGAGTGTGGCCTGATAAAAAAAGAGCTACGGACAGGACCAAAGGGGAATTCCAGCAACGTGTATCAGCTCAATTTACGTAGTGCAGGAGATTCACCAGGGGGGAGTGCAAATCGTTCACTACCTGGTGCAGCAGATTCACCAGGGGGTAGTGCAGGAGCTGCACCCAGAATCAGTCACTCTTTTGAACCAGTCAATGAACCAGTCAATGAACCTATAAAACATACTGGCGCTTCGGCTATCGCCTCTGCACCGGTTCGTTCTGCAAAACAGGATTATTCCCCTGAGTTTGAGACAGCCTGGCAGGCATACCCAAAACGCGCTGGTGGCAATTCCAAGTCCGGGGCTTTCAAGGCCTGGAAGGCTCGCCTGAAAGACGGGGTTAAACCTGAAGACATGCTGGCGGGCGTTAAGCGCTATGCAGTCTACGCCCGTGCAACCGGCAGTATCGGTACCCAGTTCGTCAAACAAGCGTCGACGTTCTTCGGACCCGATCGGCACTTCGAAGAATCCTGGCAGGCGCCATCCGCTCCAGGAGGTGGGCATAACAGCACTGTCGCCCGCCTGTCTGGACTGGGGCGCATGTCCGACGATTTTGGCGAGTCTGGTGGGAACCTGAATTTTTGAGTGAGGAGGATATGTTGGATTTGAATCAGCTCAAAGAGCGTGAAGACCTGATGGCGCTGCAGGTAAAACTCGGCGATGAGCTCGCTTTCGCTGAAGAACACACACTCCCCTGGGGCTTCGGGGGATGGAACTCGAACCATACCAGCCCGGCGTCTTGCCCGGAACATGGAGACTATGAACAGTTCACGCTGGTGGGCAAAGATTTTCGCGGCGCAGAGACTTTCAAACACTCCCGCTGTCCGGCCTGCATCCGGTCGGAGCAGACCAGTGTCAAATCCAGTCTGCGCAAACTTCACGTAACCAGCCTGCTGAACGACGCGGGCATCACTCGCCGGTTTGGTGACTGCGAGTTTGAAAATTATCTGGGGCTCAACCCTGAAGCCGCCCGCAACCTCGAGGCCTGCAGGCGCTACGCTGACAACTGGCCGGACGTTCTGGAGGCCGGGAAAAGTCTGGTGCTGACAGGCAGCTGCGGCACGGGGAAGAATCATCTGGCAGTCTCTCTGGCGAAAAACATCATCCGCAACCATCTCGCTAGCGTGGAACTGACCGACGTAATGCGTTTGACTCGCGCCGTGAAAAGCACCTGGCGCTACAATGCCGAGACAACCGAGGAGAGTGTTCTGGATCACTACGCTTCGCTGGATCTGCTGATTATCGATGAGGTGGGTGTGCAGTTCGGAAGCCCGGCAGAGATGACCATCCTGCACGAGGTGATTAACGCCCGCTATGAAAGCGTTCTGCCAACCATCCTGATCAGCAATCTGCCACCTGAGCAGCTGAAAGAGTTTATCAGCGACCGTATTTTTGACCGTGTGACCGACGGGGGGCGCAATTACCTGGTATTCAACTGGGCAAGTTTTCGCGGCAATAACGGGGTGATTGCATGACAGCCGTGTGGAAAAACGAGGATTTGGAAGAGGCTGTTATCGGCGCATTGTTCCTGCGTGGTGCCGACCCTGAGGTACTGGATGTTCTTTCCCGGCTGCCTGCAAGCACTTTCTCTGTTCGTCAGTATCGGGAAATTTACACTGGCATCTGCCGACAGGCCCGCGGCGGTGGTGTTATTGACCCGCTGCTGCTTTGCGAGTCGCTGCCAGCGCTTCAGACCACGATTCTGGAAGCCACCCGCATCAGTTGGGCGAAATCGGCTCTGGTCTCTTATGTTGACGTTCTGCGTCGCAATGCCGGCGTGCGTGATGCTGAATCCGCACTGGAAAAAGCACTGGAACAAATCAGGAACGCGAGCAACGGCGATGCTGCTCTGGCCGCTCTTGAAGCCGCAAAACTGGCTGTATCTGCCATCGATATTTCTGCTGATACCGTCCAGCCCGTTCACATCTCAGAACTGCTCACAGCGGTGGCCGATGAAGCGGAATCCCGTAGCCAGGGGAAAGAAGAGACCCGAAGCCTGCTCACCGGCATTGAGGAACTTGACGCGAAGACGGGCGGTATTGAACCTACGGATCTGGTGTTTATCGCCGCTCGTCCATCGATGGGAAAAACCGAGCTGGCCTTGGACATTATCGACAAAGTATCCGCTCAGGGGCATGGCGTGCTGTTTTTCAGCATGGAGATGTCCGATATCCAGATCGCCAAACGCATGGTATCCGCCGCCGGCGGCATGTCGATGTCCCGCCTGAAAGCCGTGGATAAATTCGAGGACGAGGACTGGGCGCGGTTCTTTAACGGCATGGAACGTATTGCCACCCGCAATATCTGGATCACCGATGCCACGGGACTGACCATCGACCAGATACAACAAACCGCCACTCGCTACCAGATAGCGCATCCTGAAATCGCGCTGGTGGTCATCGACTATCTGGCGCTTATCAAAATTCAGAGCGCTGCGCGTTACGACCTGGCCGTTGGCGAAGTATCCAAGGGGCTTAAAAACCTGGCTAAAGCCAATAAAACCCCCGTCCTTGCGCTGAGCCAGCTGTCGCGCGGTGTCGAATCCAGACCCAATAAGCGGCCAATGAACTCCGACATGAAAAACTCGGGGGAAATTGAGGCTGATGCTGACTTGATCCTGATGTTGTACCGAGATGAGGTTTATAACCCTGAATCGGCAGCAAAAGGAATTGCCGAAATCAACGTGACAAAACAGCGGAATGGAGAACTGGGGACTATCTACCGTCGGTTCTACAACGGTCATTTCCTGCCTATTGATCAGGAGGAAGCTCGCCAACGCTCAACGCCACAACCAAAGGCGCATCAACGCCGTTATACGAAAGGGAGCCGGGCTGGCCATGATGATTTTTAACATTACACCCATGGGAAAGCCGAGGATGACACGGGCGGACAAATGGAAGCAGCGAGAAGTGGTAATGCGCTACCGGGCGTTCTGCGATGAAGTTCGCCTGAAGAGCGTCACCATGCCGGAGCAGGGGGCTCACATTACCTTCGTCCTGCCGATGCCGGCAAGCTGGAGTCAGAAGAAACGCAAAGCGATGAACGGGCAGGCCCATCAGCAGAAACCAGACGCTGACAACATGATTAAGGCTCTGATGGATGCTCTCTTCGCTGATGACGCACATATATGGGATTTTCGAGTAACAAAAGTCTGGGGTGAGACCGGACAAATTTTAATTTCTGATATCGGAGAAGTGGCCGCATGAAACTTGAAGCATCGTTAAAGCATTTTAGCCCTCAGGGCATGCATATCAGCGACGACGTGAAAAGCACATCACCAAATCGCCTGACCGGAACAGATGTTATGGCGGCCATCGGTACCACCAGCAGTCGTGCGCGCTTCGGCCTGGCTGCATTTTTCGGTAAAGCTGGAATCAGTAAGACCGATGAACAGCTGGCCGTTCAGGCGCTGGCGCGGTATGCCATAGATACAGCACCAAAGAACGTGCGAAAGGCCGCAGGCAAAGGGCTGGGACGCTGCTGCCTGGTGCTGGCGCAGTTTGCCTTTGCAGAATATTCCCGCTCAGCTGAAACCACCGGGACCTGCAAGGCATGTGAGGGAACTGGTGTAACAAAATCAGTTGAGGCCGTTGTTAAGCATCCTGGGATACACAAAAGCGACGGAGAGGAAATTGTCGCCCCGATTATCAGGCAGGAGTGGGTAGTACGGCAGTGTATTGTATGCGGCGGGAAGGGGATCATTAACGCCCGCTGCCGTTGCGGTGGTACCGGCCAGGTGCTGGACCGCAAAGCGACAAAAGAGCAGGGAGTGCCGGTATATAAAACCTGTGAGCGCTGTTCGGGGAATGGGTTCACCAGCGTCAAATCTGCCAACGCCCATCGAGCTATCCAAATGCACATTCCAGACCTGCACCAGTCCTCATGGTCACGTAATTGGAAGCCGTTCTATGAGGGACTGGTGGATATGCTTCACAAAGGAGAGAGACAGGCAGCGGCTGAATTTGAGAAGGTAACAACTTACTAATGTGATCGAAACAAATGGCGACACTTTTTTGCACGTTAATGTTGACTTTGCATAAAAGTGTCCTGTATGCTTTCAATCGTGGGATATAACGCCCGTACGAAAATAATCATTGAAACCCTGCCTGATTGCAGGGTTTCAATGATTATTGACAACAAAAATTAAATGTTATCTAATTTTTCTAGCTTCTCTTGCCACTCCAATTGCTGTGTTAAGAGCCATGATAGAAAAGCAGGAAAGATGAGATGGACGAACATTTATATGATGTTTTTGCTCCAAAGGTAGGGTTTCAAAGCTATGCCCTACATAAAAAAATCGCTGATGGTGAGCGTGTCACAATCATTGCACAACTCATTGAATTTGAAGGCCGTGAAAGGGCTGCGACCCAAAAAAAACCTCTTCGTTTTTGTTCGGTTAAGATCTCATTATCTGATGAGGAAGCAAGTTGCGTAGCAGCAAGAGAAATTGTTGAGGGTGAAGTGGTTAATGAGACCATCGCTCTTGGATTGATAACTCAGTCATCCATAGGACAAGGTCGTCTGAGCTTAGCTGTAAGCGAGATTTACAGTATGGACGATCTAGTTTTGGGAAAATAGTTTCCATATCGAAAACATAAAGCCTCGCCATTTTGCGAGGCTTTATCGTTTCCGCAATCCGGTCATGGCTCTTGAGTGAATGCGTGCCGCACTACACGTTGAAGCTCATACGCGAGGGCCCTGAACCAGATTGCTGGTTTAGCTCAGAAGGTAGAGCGCCTGCCTTGTAAGCAGGATGTCAGCGGTTCGATTCCGTCAACCAGCACCAGAACGGCAGAGGGGCCAGCGTCTGAAGCGAATCCCTATCACAATGCGTAACTTATCTAGGGGAAGCTATGCAGCAACCATATTTTTTTAACCCGGGCATGACCACTCAACAGCTTGAAGACTGGCTTGGGCAACAGAAAATCTATCTTGCCCACTTCAACCGTCTGATAGCAGAAAAAGCCGCTCTTGAGGAGCGGTTGAGTCAGATCTCTGCGGAGATTGGGCGAGTCGCTACTGGTAGCTTTGAAGGAATGCTGAGTTTTCCCTGGGATCCCAGTCCTCTTGTGGAAAATCCTCAACAGGATAGTGGCCAGTCGGCAGATTGAGTGACGCCAGGACAGCGGCAGCATCTTCTGACATATAACTGGGCTTTAGTTGACTGGCAATGATAAAGAGACAGTCGTTTAGCGAGAGTCTTCTAATCTCTTCAGGTTTCCACTTGGTCATTTCGAAGATAAGGTGATGAAGAGCCTTATCGTTATCAAGATAATAATAATCCGATGAAAAATGTTTCCTGTACTCATCGAGAATACATTCAAGAGTGAATATTTGTCCTATTCGATACCAAACCTGCCTGGCTCTGTAACTGTGTGAGTCTGCCAGTAATGTTTGGGGGAAGTTGTTATTTTGACAAACCCGGGACTTGATTACCTGTAAAAGGTCTGAGTACTTACTCATATTATGCACCAATTGATGTTTTAATCATTTGCGAATCAATTTTATCAAAGAGAAAAACAAGCCGCTACACACTGATAACATCAGGCTGGGCAGTTATGGTGAGCCGATACCTCAGACAGGCAGAGTATTGAAACCTGAAAGGCTGAATGTTAAATTTCTGGTGTGGTGAATCCCCCTGTGCGGTGGGGCGACCAGTCAATTTTTTCTTTGAGCACACACGCGGGTCTGTTGACTGGGGCAGACTTACCGGGAGGCACCCGGCACCACACATACTGCATAACCCCCTAAAGGCCTTCCATTGCGGCAGGCCTTTTATCTTGCCGATGCCAGAACGTTAATTTTCTGCCAGTAAGCCGAGACCCGTCTAACAGGTATTCATCGGCCTCATTACCTAATGGGCTTACTTCTCTAATCTATACGAGCGCAGCAGTGGATGCATTACCAGAGATTATGATGATGTAAAGCCTAAGCGGTGGGAAGTTTGTCTTGAGTGAAAATCTTACTACAGTGAGGGCACATCAGCGCAGAGCCTTTCTGGACTCGGGTGTAACTATGTTCTGATTGGTTGGTGCAGCTAGGGCAGGTACATTTGATGAGGTAGTTGCGATTGTTTTTTGAGTTTTTGCGTTGTTGCATATGATATTTCCTGATGAATGGTCCGCAACAATACACTATCCCCGGGCACATAGCTCGCGTTGAATTATCTAGCCACCTATTCAGGGTGGTTTTTTCATTTTCAGGTACCTGGAATCATCATTGATAAGATTTCCTCCTGCCGGTCCTGAACCTTATCAAACACAAAGCACCCCGTTAACCCGGAGGTGGAGTATGTATCGAATGGACAAGCTAACAACAGGTATTGCCTACGGAACGTCCGCAGGTAACGCGGGGTTCTGGATGTTGCAATTGCTCGACAAAGTATCCCCATCCCAGTGGGCCGCTATTGGTGTTCTGGGAAGTCTGGTATTTGGCTTGCTGACATACCTGACGAATCTGTACTTCAAAATTAAAGAAGACCGGCGAAAAGCTGCTCGAGGTGAATAATGTCTCCGACACTACGTAAAACTGTTCTTGCGGCGGTGGGCGGCGGGGCCCTGGCGATTGCCTCTGCACTCATCACTGGCCCGATGGGTAATGATGGGCTTGAGGGAGTGCGATACTCCCCTTATCAGGATGTGGTAGGTGTCTGGACGGTTTGCTACGGCCACGCAGGTAAAGACATCATGCTCGGCAAAACCTATACCGAGGCAGAGTGTCGGGCGCTACTAAATAAAGACCTGAATACCGTCGCCTGGCAGATCAACCCTTACATCAAAAAACCGATCCCAGAAACAATGCGTGGGGCTCTGTACTCATTCGCCTATAACGTCGGAGCCGGGAACTTCCAGACCTCTACTCTGCTGCGCAAAATCAACCAGGGTGACCAGAAAGGTGCGTGTGATCAGCTGCGCCGCTGGACCTATGCCAAAGGTAAGCAGTGGAAAGGACTTATTACCCGGAGGGAAATTGAGCGTGAAGTGTGTTTATGGGAGCAAAGATGAGTCGCTTAACCGCCGTTATCATCGCAATAGCAATCCTGCTAATGTTCTGTGCCATTTCATGGCGTATGGGATGGAGTTCCCACGCTGATCACATCAATGCTCAGGCTGCGAAGAAGAGAGAGAAGGCCGAGAATGCCATTAAGCCTGTAGAGGAAAAGGCCGCGACTGCTAACGAAGCGGGTAAGGTCATCTACAAAACAATAACCCGCGACGTGGTGAAATATGTTCAGTCTCCGAATCGTACTGTGTGTAGGTTTGATGATGCTGCTGTGCAGTTGCGTCAGCGCGCCATCGATGCTGCCAACTCCATCCCCGGATTTGATGAGTCCGCCGTGCAAAGCAAGTGACGCAGGGAATGACAGCGATGAAGATTTACAGTCTGATGTAGAAACCGCTCAATGCCTGCGCCAGCTCCGTTTGGATAAGTATCGCTGGCAGGCGTACTATCGGGCGGTGAGTAAGTAACAGGCATAGCACATGAAATAAGTGGCCTTAAGTGAACAAAAAATCTGAAAACAAGACATTCAAGCTTTCAGCATCGAAATGTTTGTATCTAATTCAGCGGATGTCATGCACTATAGGATCTCAAACCACTCTTAACTAAGTAGCCACTCATGACAGTAAACTTACTACCACAACTACCATGCGGTTATCGTTACGGCATTGAGCGCTCGATCCGGCCCCAGACTGGTGCGGAATTTTTTCCGCCACAAGGGTGTGTTATCAAATCTGTTAACTTTGGGGATGGTGTGGTTATTTGTGTGCCCATCCAATGGTACATTAAACAATTAGATTTATGGGTCACTGTCTAAGGAACCATCGAATAATATGTTAGTTACTGGTGACTAACGGATCATTGCGCTAAAAAAATAAGCACAGACGTCTGTTGTTCTGGTTAATGTTCTTGAGAATCGCGAATTACTAGTCTAATAAGCTATTCATCCATTTAAATGATATCGATGGCTGAAATGAAGCTATCCTCACGTTACCACTGCCAGCCAACACCGAAACGGCAGAGGTCATTTAGCAAGCAGAAAATCTCTCCCGGGTGGCTCCTGAGAGATTTTAGGTTTCTAACTGGTACCAACCAAAGGTCGCATTTTTTATGCGACCTTTTTTATTGTGCGTAACAGGCATCCGTAAGGAAACCGTTCAGCTTGTACACACGGCAAAGATAAATGCAAAAGCATCACAGAGGCTATTTTGTCGAATGGCTTCGATAATACTCCCCACATCGCACAGAGGTAAGACATGTCAGAGATCACTGCATCCGAGCAAATCCGCCTGGATATAATCAAGAAAGTTAATTATGACACCGCAGCGGCCAAGCTGGCCATTGACTGGGTAGGCGACAGCTATCTGAAGTCTGAGCTATTCGCTGACTCTTTCGATCGTGTTTTCACGGAAAGTGAGATTGTCTCGAAGACCCGTAAGGCAATCCAGGAAGCGACCGAAGCGCTGGCGCTGTTTGATACTGCCGCTGAGAAGGTCAGCTAAGGCATTACAGCAGGCATTCATCGAGTGCCTGTGATAATGTTAAAGCTCCTGTATAAGGGGCAGTTGTATGATGTCATGCAACGAAGCAACCAAGCTATGGAAAGTCCGGGTAATGGTTTGGAGTGAATGTGACGTTTAGCAGCGGTGGTATAAATGGCTACTTTTTCCTGTTGCTTAGTATGTGGCCAGTGCTAATGGTTTTATTCCTGGGATTGTCTCCTGCATTTTACGGTGTGTTAATGCCTAAAACGGCAATTGCTTGTCTGGTGATCGCTGCAGCCTTTGGCATTGGTGGGTGGTTCTATGGATTGTGATCTAAGTAACATTTGGTCAGGTTATAAACTGGTATCTGACCGCATTACAGCAGGCACTCGTTGAGCGTCTGTGATAATGCTAAATTACTCATCCAAAATGGTGGGGGTTAGCGTGAAAATTGACCATGAGTACCTAAAAGGATTGCTGGTGGCTTTCGAGGAATCAGATAGACCAGTAACCAATATTCGTGAATTAAAAGAGAAAGGCTTTGATTACAATGTAGATCAATTTGTATTCCATATGAGACTACTGGATGACCGAGGCCTAATAAGTCAACCTGACGGAGGATTCGGCTTTGGTTTGCAAGTCTCTGTTGATGGATTTTATTCTTGGGCTGTTATTCCGCTCCGGCTAACGGCTGAAGGGCATGACTTCCTTGAAGCAATAAGGAATAAAGAAGTCTGGTCAACGCTTAAGACGGGTTTCAAAGATGCCAGCATCGGAACCCTCGTGACAGTATCGAAAGAATTGTTCAATCGGGCATTAGCTAAACAGCTCGATAAGTATTTTGAGTAGAAAATTAATTGTCTGAAGGCCGCTTTCGAGCGGCTTTTTTAATGGACTTAGCCAAAGGCCAGGTGAAGATAGAATGGTCACCTAAGCAATAGGGCCAGAACATGAACAAAGAGCCCCGCATTTACGGCAGCAAGTGGGACCGTGAGCGTCTTATCTTCCTTCGCGCAAACCCCTTATGCGTCATGTGCCAGGAGCAAGGCAGGGTGACAGCGGCAACGGTGGTTGACCATATCATCCCGCACAAACTGAAAGAGGCTCTGCGCTCTGGTGACAGCCAGGCAATCGCGAAGGCGCAAAAGCTTTTCTGGAGCCGGAAGAACTGGCAAGGGCTGTGTAAGCAGCACCACGACTCAACGAAGCAGCGAATGGAGAAGCGTGGCACCGTGATCGGCTGCGATGAAAACGGGATGCCACTGGACCCGGCTTCTCATTGGTTTAAGTGATAACCATTATCAATATACCTCAAAAGTGATTGTCATTTTAAATCATTAGCATTCAAACTATATCGATTCTCATTTGAGGGGGAGGGGCGGGTCAAAAGTTCAAAATCTCGAACCCAAATGACCGCCGCCAGTCCTTTTTGTGCACAACCGCGAAATGAAAAGTTTTTTTCCGGGAGGTTCCGATGGCAGGACGACGCCCGAAACCGACCCACCTCAAAGTGGTTACCGGCAACCCGGGCAAACGCAAACTTAACGACAAAGAACCATCGCCAGCGCGAGAAATCCCAAGTCCTCCAGAGCACCTCACTGACTGGGGAAAGGTGGCATGGGGGAAGCTGACCGTGCTGCTGGATGGCATGGGCATTTTAACCATTGCCGATACGCTGGCGCTCGAACGACTCTGCGATATTTACGCCGACATTCTGCAGCTTCGCCTGACTATTGCTGACGAGGGGCGAACTTACACCGTGCAGACAGAGGGCGGGTTTTTGATTAAGGCTAACCCGGCAGTAGCAATGTTGGCGGATGCAGATCGCCGTTTTAAAAGTTACCTGGTTGAATTCGGTCTGACTCCGGCCGCCAGAACGAAGGTGAAAGTGGATGGTGGAGAAAAAGAAGAAGACCCGCTCAACCAGTTCTTCGGTTGATCCCGCCACGCAATATGCACGGGATGTAGACTCCGGCAAAGAAATCGCCGGTCCTGATATTAGAAACTCCTGTAAACGACATCTCAGGGATTTGGAATCCTGCCATGCTCGCGGGTTGGTATGGGATGTTGCAGCGGCGCAGCGTGCCATCGACTTTTTTGCAAAAGTACTGAAGCTCAACGGCGGTGAGCATGAGGGCAAACCCTTTAACCTGCTGCCGTGGCAGTGCTTTATTGTAGGTTCGATATTCGGCTGGAAAAACTCAGAAGACTATCGCCGATACCGCATGGCTTACGTCGAGTCAGGCAAAGGCTCTGGCAAATCTCCACTTGCAGCGGGCATTGCTCTTTACTGTCTGGTTGCCGATAAAGAACCTCGCGCAGAAGTCTACGCAGCGGCGACGAAAAAAGACCAGGCCATGATCCTTTTTCGTGATGCTGTCGCGATGGTGGATCAGTCCCCTGCGTTAGCACAGCGAATAAATAAATCAGGCGGCGCCGGGAAAGAGTGGAACCTTGCGTTTCTTCAGACCGGCTCATTTTTCCGGCCTATAAGTTCGGATGATGGGCAGTCAGGGCCACGCCCACACTGTGCTCTGATTGACGAAATTCACGAGCACAAAAACAACCAGGTTGTGGAAATGATGCGTGCCGGGACGAAAGGTCGTCGCCAGGCGTTGATTTTTATGATCACTAACAGCGGCCACGACAAAACCAGCGTCTGCTACGACTATCACGAGTATGGGCGGAAAGTTGCCGAAGGCTCGATTGAGGATGACAGTTTCTTTTCTTTCATTTGCTCCCTGGACGAAGGAGAAGACCCATTCAAGGACGAGTCCTGCTGGAAAAAAGCAAACCCCTCTCTTGGTCATACTTTTACCGATCGCTACCTGCGTGAGCAGGTTACTCAGGCTCGGGGGATGCCGTCGAAGGAAAGCATTGTTCGGCGGTTAAACTTCTGTCAGTGGGTGGATGCCGATAACCCCTGGATGAGTAGCGATGTGTGGATGGGGTGCGAAGAGGACTTTGACCTGCAGGAACTGCAGGGAGAAGAATGTTATGGCGGCCTGGACCTTTCAGGAACTCGAGACCTTACGTCTCTGGCGCTCTTTTTCCCTAAAAAAAGAAAGCTGCTGGTGGAGTTCTGGACACCAAAAGATACTTTGCTGGATAGAGCGAAAACAGACCGCGTACCTTATGACGCATGGGAACGGGGAGGCCATATTCATACCACTCCCGGAAAGGCGGTGAAATATGGCTTTGTTGCCGAGCGCATTGCTGATCTTTCCATGTTGTTCGATATCAAGGCGATCGCCTTCGACCAGTACCGCATAAAATATCTTGAGCCGGAATTAGAGAGCGCTTCTGTATCAGTACCGCTGATACCTCACGGGCAGGGATACTACAAGGCGCAGGATTCCGGACTGTGGATGCCTCATTCCATCGAACTTTTTGAACAGATGCTCGATGATGGCGTAATCATTATTAAAACAAACCCCTGCCTCCGATGGAACGCTGCTTCCGCCGTAACCGAAGCCGACCAAAAAGAAAACCGCATATTCGCCAAGAAAAAGAGTACTGGTCGAATAGATGGTGTGGTTGCGTCGGCGATGGCAATTGGTGCTGCAGAAGGTTATGAGCCTGATGATGGCGATATAGAGGGCTTTTTTGACGATCCGATCATAGTGGGTATCTGATGGCTAAGAATAAACAGCAACCAGGGCGCGTTAAGAGCGCCCTTTTAAACTGGCTTGGTGTTCCCATAAGCCTGACGACCGGTGAATTCTGGCAGGAGTGGTTCGGGACCAGCAGTAGCGGAAAAGTTGTCACCGCTGACAAAATTATCAGGCTTTCTACCGTCTGGGCGTGCGTGAGGCTCTTGAGTGAGTCGGTATCCACGCTTCCGCTAAAAATTTACGAGAGACAGTCAGATGGATCTAGAAAACTGGCTCAGAATAATCTTGCATACCAGATATTATGCAGGCGCCCTAACCCGGAAATGACACCTTCCCGTTTCATGTTGATGATTGTGGCCAGCATTTGTCTGCGTGGTAATGCTTTTGTCGAAAAGTTTTTCATTGGTAACAAGCTGGTATCAATGGTTCCGCTTCTTCCTCAGAAAATGGTTGTAAAGCGACTCGATAGCGGAAAATTGCAGTACACCTACACGGAAAATGGCGTTCCGCGGATCATTCCTGTAGACAGGATGATGCACATTCGCGGGTTTGGTCTTGATGGTGTGTGCGGGATGATGCCGACGATGGCCGGAGTTGACGTTTTCGGCGCGGCTATGGCTGTAGATGAAGCAGCGGCGAAAATATTCGAGAATGGCTTGCAGAGTACCGGCTTTCTTTCTTCGAAAACTGCGCTAAACGAAGGGCAGCGAGAAAGGCTTCGCAAGGCCCTCCAGAACTTTATTGGTTCTAAAAATGCCGGGAAACTGATGGTTCTGGAAAATGAACTGACTTACCAGAATGTCACTATGAACCCTGAGGCCGCGCAACTCCTTGAAAGCCGTTCATTCAGTATTGAGGAAATTTGTCGCTGGTTTCGCGTACCGCCATTTATGGTCGGCCATACGACAAAACAATCCAGCTGGGCTTCGAGTCTTGAAGGGATGAACATGCTGTTCCTGACTCATACTCTGCGCCCCCTGCTGGTCAATATTGAGCAGGAAATCTCGCGTTGTCTTCTGAACAGTGATGAGGACTTGTTTGCTGAGTTCTCCGTTGAAGGGCTTCTGCGCGCCGATAGCGCAGGACGTGCGGCGTACTATACCAGCGCCCTGCAGAATGGCTGGATGTCGCGCAACGATGTGCGAAGGCTGGAAAATATGCCGCCAATTGAAGGCGGTGATATTTATACAGTTCAGCTCAACCTGACTCAGTTGAAGAATCTTGAAAACAGCAACCCGGCGGTTCAGGCGCTGGCTGTAAGAGAACTTCATAACCACGTATTCCCTGATATTCCTTTCGAGCAATCGCCACTTAAACAGGCTGCTTAGGAGCCAATGCCCATGACAATTAGACAACTTCCGGTTGCTCCGGCGGGGCGCCCGTGCGCGGGTGTTACCAGTGAGCCCCAGCCATCAGCGCTTGAGCGCTGGAATGGTGGGATCAGGGCTGCATCCGATAATGACAACTCCATTTCTATTTTTGATGTTGTTGGACGCGATTACTGGGATGAGGGGGTCACGGCAAAACGCATCTCCGGTGCACTACGTTCAATGAACGGTGCAGATGTGACGGTAAACATCAACTCCCCTGGCGGCGATATGTTTGAAGGACTGGCAATTTACAACCTTCTCCGCGAGTACCAGGGGAAAGTCACTGTAAAAGTGCTGGGCATTGCTGCCAGCGCCGCTTCGATTATTGCTATGGCCGGGGACGATATTCAAATCGGGCGCGGTGCCTTTCTGATGATCCATAACTGCTGGGTAGTAGCGATGGGAAACCGCCATGATTTTGCGGAATTATCGACTTCTCTTGAGCCATTTGATACCGCTATGGCCGATATCTATTCAGCGCGTTCAGGGCTTGATATCGCGACCGTACAGCAGCTTATGGATGCGGAAAGCTATATCGGAGGCAGTGATGCAGTAGAAAAAGGGCTGGCAGACAGTCTGCTTTCTGCTGATGCAGTAAGCGACGGTGATGACTCCCCGTCTTCCGCGCTACGCAAACTTGATGCACTGCTTGCGAAAACGAATACCCCCCGGTCCGAGCGCCGGAAATTAATCAAAGCATTAACTGGTAACACGCCGGGCGCTGTTACCGATCCCGATGGTAAGCCGGGCGCTGCCGAAGATATCAAACCTGAAACCCTCAATTCACTTGAAAGCGCTCTTGCGGCGCTAGTCAAATAAGGACCATTTATGTCTGATGTAAACGAGATTCTGAAAAAAGTCACCGCTTCCATTGAAGAAGCAACCGGCAAATTTAACGCCAAAGCGGAAGAAGCGCTGACTGAAGCGAAAAAGAACGGCAAATTGTCGGCGGAAACCAAAGAAACCGTGGACAAAATGGCGACTGAGATTAATGCGCTGAAAGAAGCCGAAAAGACTCTGAAGGCTGCGCTGGGCGAACTGGAGCAGCATGTTGCACAGATGCCGCTGGCAAACGCAAAACAGGTTATTGAAACTGTCGGCCAGCAGGTTATCTCTGCTGAAGCCATTAAAGTTCTGTCGTCCAGCATCGAAGGGAACAAGCGTATTTCTGTTCCTGTAAAAGCTGCGCTGATTTCCAGTGACGTTCCTGAGGGGGTTGTTGAACCACAACGACTGCCGGGTATTGATGTAGCGCCAAAGCAGCGGTTATTTATTCGCGATCTGATCGCGCCAGGCCGTACGGGTTCACCGGCCATTTTCTGGGTGCAGCAGACCGGCTTTACCAATGCTGCGGCAGTGGTACCGGAGAACACAACCAAGCCGTACAGCAATATTGAGTTCACGCCGAAAATCACTCCAGTGACAACCATCGCGCACATGTTCAAGGCATCCAAGCAGATTCTGGACGACTTCGCCCAGTTGCAGTCCATGATTGATGCGGAAATGCGTTACGGCCTTAAGTACGTCGAAGAGCAGGAGATTCTGTTTGGTGATGGCACTGGCGCTCACCTCCATGGCATCGTGCCGCAGGCCACGGCTTACAGCGCGGCATTTGCCGTTGAACAGCAGAACGGTATTGACGATCTGCGCCTGGCAATGCTTCAGGCTCAACTTGCCCGATTCCCTGCATCCGGTCACGTCCTGCACTTCATGGACTGGGCGAAAATCGAACTGACTAAAGACACCCTGGGGCGCTATATCCTGGCGAACCCGGCTGCGTTGACGGGGCCGACGCTGTGGGGGCTTCCGGTTGTCGCCACTGAAGCAGCAGCTTTCCAGGGCAAGTTCCTGACAGGTGCATTTAATGCTGCGGCACAGCTTTTCGACCGCGAAGACGCAAACGTTGTGATCTCGACGGAGAACGGCGACGACTTCGAGAAAAACATGATCTCTATTCGCTGTGAAGAGCGTCTGGCGTTAGCAGTAAAACGCCCTGAAGCATTTATTTATGGCTCCTTTACTGTGCCGGCTTCCGGCGGCCAGTAATTTTTCTGGCGGCCTCCGGGCCGCTATTTTCGGAGTAACACGATGAAACTTATCGCGGTGAAACCAATTTATTTTGGTGGGGTAGTGGTGACAGAAGGCGAGTCACTGGAGACGCTGGAACAGCATGGCCGTGAGTTGGTTCAAAAAGGTTATGCACGGCTGGTAGATGTTGATAATTCTGCGCAGCCGGAACAGCCGGAACAGCCGGAACAGCCGGAACAGCCGGAACAGCCGGAACAGCCGGAACAGCCGGAACAGCCGGAAACTGTGCCAGAGAAGAAGGCTAAAAAATAATGTTAGAACTTGAAGTGGTTAAAAAGCACTGTCGCATTGAGCCTGACTTTACCGATGACGACTCACTATTGACCCTCTACATCGGAGCTGCTTCTCGTTATGTCGAAACATGGACTCGTCGCAAAATGTATGAGTCCGAAACCAGCGAGGGGTATGCAGATGATCCTGATTCAATTCTCCCTGGCGATGATGTGAAAGCAGCGATGCTTCTGCTTATCGGTCACTGGTACGAAAACCGTGAAACGGTCTCTGTCGGTCAGGCTGCTACAGATATTCCGTTTACTGTCGAGTCACTTCTCCAGCCTTACAAAATTTATGGTATTTAAGCGGGGGAATTATGCAGGCAGGACGATTACGGCACCGGGTCACCATCCAAAATTTCACCACCACCAGAACGCCTTCAGGCCAGCCAGTTGAAAATTGGGAAGATGGGAAAACCATCTGGGCCGAGGTTAAGGGGATAAGCGGTCGGGAGCTGTTAGCCGCTGGCGCAGAGCATGCCGATGCGACAATCCGAGTCTGGGTGCGTTTTCGCAGGGATATTTCAGCCTCATCCCGATTGAAGGTCCGTACTGGTCCGTTTAAAGGCGCAGTTCTTAACGTTACCGGGCCTCCGGTTCCGGATATAAAAGGTACCCGGCTGGAAATTCTCTGCAAACAGGGGACCGAAAAATGATTGATGTGAATCTGGATTTTTCCGGGTTGCAGGATATTGCCCGCGATCTGCAAACGCTCAGCAAGGCCGAAAATAATAAAGTTCTCCGGGAGTCGACCCGTGCTGGTGCCGAATTGCTCCGCGAGGAGGTGACTGATCGCGCTCCTGAGAAATCCGGAAAACTGAAGAAAAACGTTGTTGTCGTCACCCAGAAAAGTCGCCGTCGCGGTGAAATTTCATCTGGGGTGCATATTCGTGGCGTTAACCCGCGAACGGGGAACAGCGACAATACAATGAAGGCCAGCAACAAGCGGAATGCGTTTTACTGGCGCTTCGTGGAGTTGGGAACATCTACAGCGCCTGCACATCCGTTTGTTCGCCCAGCTTTTGATACCCGCATGGAAGAAGCTACGCAGGTGGCGATGCAGCGGATGAATCAGGCTATCGATGAGGTGTTATCAAAATGACAGAGGATGATCTCTATGACCTGCTGTCGACGCTGGCAGACGGGCGGGTTTATCCGTATGTGGTGCCGCTAGGCAGCGACGGACTTCCTGCAGTTTCCACTCCCTATGTCATTTTCTCGATACCGACTGATGTTGCCGGGGATGTTTTCTGCGGCCAGGCAGAGTCGACACTGCGCATTCAGGTTGATGTATGGGCTGAAACGAATGACGAAGCCAGAGCGTTACGCCTGGACGCCCTGGCTCGCCTGCAGGTTCTTTCACCTGTCGAGGTGACAAAAATTCCTGGCTACGACACGACAACCCATCTTCATCGGGCAACCCTCGAAATAACGGTCATTGCCTGACAAAAACCAATCCAATCCGACCGCCGCTGGCGGTTTTTTCATTTATGGAGGCTGCGATGTCAGCACTATTTGAACGTGCCCAAAAAACGGTAGTAATGATTACCTCTGTGCCGGTCACCGCGGCAGAGCTGGATACCGCAACCTGGTTAAACCTGAGTTGCACTATCAAACAGGCAAGCTTTACCGCTGGTCAGAAAAACGATATTGACGTGACAACGCTCTGTTCGGATGAAACGGAAAATATCAACGGCCTTCCTGCTCCGTCTGAAATGTCACTTTCCGGTAACTTCTACCGCAACCCGGCGCAGGATGCACTTCGTGAAGCATATGATAACGACGGGGTTTATGGGTTTAAGGTTATTTTCCCGTCTGGTAATGGATTCCTGATGCGCGCTGAGGTACGTCAGCACACCTGGGATTCTCAAACCAATGGCGTGGTTGCTGCAACGTTCTCGCTGCGTCTGAAAGGTAAACCCACCAATATTAACGCCCCAGGAGTTCTGTCGTTTGCTACTGACCTTCCGGCGTCTCAAACGGTCGCGGCAGGAAGCGCCCTGACTATGGGCGTAGTCGTCCAGGGCGGTACGGCACCTTATACCTATGTCTGGAAAAAGGGCACCTCGACGGTCAGCGGCCAGACCAGCGCAACGTTTACGAAAGCCAGCGCTGTATCCGGTGATGCCGGGGTTTATTCCTGCGTGGTTACTGATGCCGATGGCACTGTGATCACTTCTTCTGATTGCACCGTCACCATCAATTAACGGAGCGCCGGGAGACCGGCGATAAACTTAATGTCAAAACCGAGTCTTAAAGCACTGGCACTGGCACCGATGGCGGGCTTTCGTAAAAAAGAAGTCTCCGTTCCGGAGTGGGATAACGCCAAAGTCATCATTCGTGAGCCATCAGCAGAAGCCTGGATTCGCTGGCAGGGCATTGCCAGCCCGGAACCACCCAAACTACCGGAAGGGCAGGAGCCCCAAGAGGCACCAGAACTGACCCCTTCAGAACGAGCCTTCCGCACGATGCGGGCCGACGTCACGCTTTTCATCGATATTTTGCTGGATACCGACCTGCAGCCCGTCTTTACTGTCGATGACACCGAACAGGTTGAAGCGATCTATGGCCCTGTGCATTCCCGGCTGTTGAAGCAGGCACTTGATCTCATTCGTGACGCGGATGATGCTAAAGCAAAGTAAAAATGCCTGGCATGCAGTTCCTGATGGCGCTGGCGCTCCGGATGGGCCGCACGCTGGGCGAACTGCGACAAACCATGACGGTTGGCGAATTCAGGATGTGGGCTGAATACGACCGTATCAGCCCAATCGGCGATATTCGCGGCGATATTCTCAATGCTCAGCTGGTATCTGCGGTTTACGGAGCGCAGGGCGGTAAAGTCACCATTGAAGATGCTCAGCTTCAGTGGAGCGCAGAAGAGGATGAGGTAAACGACGGCGGCGATCCCTTTGCAGGATTAGAGGCTGCATTACTTTCAGCAGCCAAATAGTAGAAGCCATGCCTTCATTAATCTAAGTATTTTCATAAAGCAAGGTCAGGTAGTCTGGATTTTTGTGATTTTTCTGTGATATTGTGTTTCTGATTGAAACAAAGGGAACTTATCTAATGAAAAAAATTTTTACGGTGTTATTTGGCGCATATCTACTTACTGGTTGCGCCACTATAGTTGGTGATGATACGCAGCTCGTTCAAGTCAATAGTGATCCTGCAGGGGCTGACTTCCAAATCAAGGATGATGCAGGGCGAGTCGTTGCGCAGGGCAAAACACCTCAAGGCGTTACTCTGGCAAAATCTGATGGGAGTTATTTTGGTAAAAAGAACTATCAGGTAACACTATCTAAGGATGGTTATTCAGCAGTTACACTACCTATTAAAGCTAGCGCCAATGGTTGGTACATTGGTGGAAATATCGTGTTTGGTGGATTAATTGGATGGTTGGCAGTTGATCCTTTCAATGGCGGAATGTATACGCTGAAGCCTAAAGAAACAAATGCTATTCTTGCACCTCAAGCTAAATAAGTTAAAGGTGTATTAAGGCTCACTTAACTCAGCAAAACACTTATACGAATTTTTATAAACCGCTTCGGCGGTTTTTTTTCGTCTGTGGGGAAAGAAATGGCAACCTTACGTGAGCTTATTATAAAGGTTTCTGCAAACTCTCAGTCTTTCCAGACCGAGATTTCCCGCGCATCACGCATGGGGTCTGACTATTATAAGACAATGCAGAATGGTGGCCGTCAGGCCGCAATCGCAGCAAAGGAAAGCCAAAAGGCACTTTCCGAGTTAACGGATGGATTTGCTTCTGCTGGTCGGGCCGCTACGGCAGCAGCAGCTGCATTTGCTACTGGTAAATTAGTTCAAATTGCTGACCAGTGGAACTCCGTAAACGCAAGACTTAAACAGGCTTCGGTTTCCTCAAACGATTTCACTTTATCTCAGACTCGTTTAATGGCGATTAGCCAGAGTACGGGTACTGCTTTTACTGATAACGCCAATTTATTTTCACGCGCTGCTGCATCTATGCGTGAATTTGGCTATAGCTCTGATGAAGTGCTTAAAATAACTGAGGCTGTATCCACGGGTCTCAAGCTCTCTGGTGCAAGCACAGAAGAATCTAGTTCTGTTATTACCCAGTTTAGCCAGGCGCTCGCACAGGGGGTTTTGCGTGGCGAAGAGTTTAATGCCGTTAACGAAGCTGGGGATCGTGTCATCCGTGCCCTGGCTGCTGGTATGGGGGTTGCCCGAAAAGACCTTAAAGCGATGGCTGACCAGGGGCAACTCACGATTGATAAAGTCGTACCAGCATTAATCAGCCAGTTAGGTGTGTTACAGGGGGAGTTTTCCTCGTTACCGCCGACAGTGTCCGGCTCAATGCAAAAAGTCACTAACTCGTTTATGGCATGGGTCGGTGGGGTAAACCAGGCGACTGGTGCAACAGACGCACTTTCTGGCGGTCTTGATGGGCTGGCAGGTACGCTGGATTCTCTTACATCTTCTGCTGTCAGCGGGGCCCTCAGTGACGTAGCAGATAATATGTCACTGGTTACCACCGCCGCAGGTGGTCTGGTTGGAATTGGATTAGCACGGTATCTTGGCGGGATTGTTACCAGCGCAAGTAGTGCTACTGGCGCACTTATCTCAGCGGCAAAATCTGAGGTAGCTCTTGCAGTCGCTCAGGAAAAAGCCGCGCAATCTTCTGTTGCTGCTTCCCGCGCCGCCGTTTATCGCGCCCAGCAAGCCCTTCAGAGTGCTAAAAGTGCAGATGTTCAGGCTGCACAACAGGAGAGGGTTACAGCCGCAGAAGCAAGGGTTACCGCGGCACAGGGTCGATTGACTACAGCCCTCGCCACCGGGACAGCTGCAGAAAAAGTACGAGCACGAACAGCTCTGGAGCGGGCTCAGGCTGGGCTTGTGGCTGCAAAAAATGCCGACGCACAGGTTATTGCAGAAAGAAAATTGGCTGCGGCTCAGTCCGCTCTTGGTCGTAATATTGCAGGTCGGGTCTCTGCCCAAAATAACCTTAACAGCGTTACCTCTGTCGGCACCCGGTTGATGGGCGGCGCCCTTGGCCTGATCGGTGGTATACCAGGGTTAGTTATGCTGGGTGCTGGTGCATGGTACGCTGTTTATCAGAATCAGGAACAGGCCCGTAAATCAGCTCAGGAGTACGCTAGCACTATTCAGGAGGTTAGCGACAGATCTAAAACGATGACGCTAACTGAGGCCTCTGACAACGAAGATAAGGCGCGCAAATCACTAAAAGAGCAAAATCGACTTATATCGGAACAATCTAGCAAGGTTAAAGCGTTAAAAGAAGATATCGCCGGGTATCAATATATGCTCGCCAACAGGGGGCCAACTACGAGTGGTGGTTTTATGATAAACCACCTCACAAGCGTAGAGGCAGCAACGAAAGGATTGGCCTCTGCAACTGAATCATTGGCTGTAGAGCAGGAGCGCTTAACGCAACTGCAGGATAAAGCGCAGGAAATTCAACGGGTGCTTGAGGGTATTGAGCATCGTCGAGTCGTTCTTATTCGCCAGCAAGCCGCTGAACAGAATGCTGCCTATCAATCTTTGATAATGATGAATGGTCAGCATACAGAATTTAACCGTCTCCTTGGGCTAGGAAATAATTTACTGATGGCCCGGCAGGGATTGGTTAACGCGCCAATGCGAATGCCTCAGGCTGATTTAACATCACAGCAAGCCAATGCTCTGGAAAAAAGCCGACAGGACCTCGAATTATCAAAGCTTAAAGGAGAAGCAAGGGAGAGAGCCCGGTTAGGTTATGCTGCTGACGAATTAGGGCTCAAGGATGAACCTCAGTTTAAAACTAACCGCGATCTGTATATTAATCAGGGGTTAGAGAAATGGCGAAATGATGAATCCAATAAACCCACCCGGAAAGCGCCAAAAAGCGAAGAGGTTAAAGCGGCTGAAAAGACAGAAGACGTTTACAAGCGCCTTATTAAACAGCAGCAGGAACAAATTGCCCTGGGAAGCCAGAATACCGAACTGGCTAAAATGAAATATCAGGTGACGCAGGGGGAGTTAGCCTCTCTAGAACAAGCCAAAAAAGAAATAATCCTGCAAAATGCTGCACTAATCGATCAGAAAAACATTGCTGAACAGTTGCAAACGTTCCGTGAGGGGCTGGCTGACAGTAATGCCGCTGCGCGTGACCGGGGGAATATAGATTTTCTTGGCGCCGGGATGGGAGATAAAGCCCGCGACCGCATGAAGGAAATGGCGGATATTCGCACTGACTTCCGTAAGCAGCAGGATGAGCTTCAGCGTGACTTTAACAAGAAGCAAATTTCTGAAGACCAGTACAAACAGCAGACGGAAGCGCTGCAGGCGGCGCTTGCTGAACGGTTAGCGATTCAGGAGGACTACTACAAAAAGACCGATGAACAGCAGTCAGACTGGCGCATGGGGATCAGCGATTCCCTGATGAACTATGCCGATCAGGCTTCTGATCTGAGCTCAATGGCTGCCACTGCAACCAGCGAGATTCTGGATGCCACCACTAACTCTATCTCCAACAACCTGACAAACGTCCTGACAGGCGCTGCTTCGTTTAAAGATGGGATGTCGAATATTTTTTCTTCCCTGGGCGAAACGGTGATTAAGACGCTGATCCAGATGGCAACACAGGCGTTAATCACCAAAGCGATTATGGCGTCGTTCGGCGGTGGTGCTGGTGGGATGTTCGGTAGTCTTTTTGGTGGAGCAAGTGGAGCTGCAAGTAGTGGAACTGCGCTGCAAAGCTTCGGATCGTCTTTTGCCTTTAATGCCCTCGGTGGCGTCTACGATTCGCCTTCACTTTCCGCATACAGCGGCGGTGTATACAGCACTCCGCAGTACTTTGCTTTTGCGAAAGGAGCGGGCGTTTTCGGTGAAGCGGGCCCGGAAGCGATTATGCCCCTGACCCGTGGCGCTGATGGTTCGCTGGGGGTTCGTGCTGTAGGTCGTGAGTCCCCTGCGGTACAGAACGCAGCAAGTCAGATTCAGGCGCAGCCACGGATAGCTGTTAGCGTGGACGCACGAAGCACGTTCACCGGCAAACCGGATGACATAACGATGCAGGCCGTTGAGCGAAGAAATAATGCTCTTGAACAGCGGATTGTTAACTCTCTAACCGCCGAGATAGATAACCCACAGAAGAAATTCGGTCGGGCTATTTATTCAAATCTCCAATCCAAAAAACCAAGATAGACCTGCCCGGAGGGAATATTCATGGCAGATATTTTCTACCCGGACGAATACCTGCCCATGCCGCTTATGGACGGGTACGGGTTTAAGCCCATATCACCTTTGCTGCGAACGGAGATGACGTCCGGTCGCGCTCAACAACGAAGGCGATATACCTCAACACCCACCCAGGCATCGGTTAAATGGATTTTTAAAACTGATGCTCTGGCGCAGGTGTTTGAGGCGTTTTTCAGGGATGCGCTTAAAGATGGCCAGTCCTGGTTCTATCTGAAACTCCAGACTCCAGTCGGGGTAAAGCCCTATAAAGCCAGGTTCGTGGATATTTACGAAGGGCCGACGCTGGTCGCGCCAAAATACTGGCAGTACAGCGCAACGCTGGAATTATGGGAGCGCCCGTTACCGCCTTCAGGCTGGGGAAATTACCCGGAATGGCTGGCGGGCCAGTCGTTACTGGATATTGCGCTAAACAGAGAGTGGCCGAAGCATGACAATTCTTGAGCGGCTATATGCCAGCAGCGGATCGGAGGTTATTCACGATACGCTGCAGATATCGGCAGGAGATGATAACTACTGGCTAACCAGTGGCTGGGATGACGTTCCAGTGACGCTGGAAAATGGTCAGCCGGTGACGTTTGAGGCCAGCGCGATAGATATCGCCTTACCAGCCAGGAACGCCGACGGGACACAGGATTTAAAGTTTGCTATCAGCAATATTGACGGACGGGTTTCTGAGGCGATCGATAAAATCCTGGATGAAATGAAATCAGCCACGCTGACATTCCGGCGGTACATTTCATCCGATCTGTCTGCTCCGGCATCATCACCGTATACGCTCGATATCAAATCCGGCTCCTGGACCCCGACAGCAGTTCAGGTCACGGCAGGCTATATGAATGTCCTCAAAACAGCCTGGCCCCGTAAACGTTACAACCTCGCCGAACATCCGGGCTTACGTTACTAACCTGAGGCAAATATGTTTAATCCTGATAAATACCGTTCTGTTAAATGGCAGAAGGGCGGTAGAGCCTACCCGCTACTCGACTGCTTCGGCATTGTAAATGAGATACGTCGCGACCTGGGGCTACCTGAATGGCCGGATTTTGCAGGTGTGACCAAAGACGGCGGGGGCCTCGACCGGGAAGCGAGAAAGCTGATGCTTTCGCTGAAACGTTGTGAACCCTGTGAAGGTGCCGGAGTGGCTTGCTATTCGGGCTCAACAGTTTCCCATGTCGGGATTGTTGTGATGCTCGATAACCAGCTGCAGGTCGCGGAATGCAATCCAGGCTCGGGGGTTACGTTTCTGCCACTGTCGCGATTTATCCGTCGCTTTAACCGCGTGGAGTTCTGGCAATGACGATAAAGTTTTACCCGTCCCGGCTACCGGGTGAACCCCTTGAAACGCACGAGCATGGTGTGCTGACGCTGCATGAGTGGATGTGCAGAAATGTCCCGAGCTATTCACAGGATAAAACTCATCCTGTCGTGATCGAGCTGAACGGCCAGGCAGTCCCCCCGGCGGAATGGCCGTTATGTTTGTTGCGGCCAGACAGTGACGTGCGGATATATCCCATTCCTTATGGCACGGGTCTTGAAATTGCCGCGTGGGTTTCGGTGGCCGTATCCATTGCGTCTACGGCCTATGCATTATTCTTTGCCCCAAAACCAGAGCTGGGCGGCTTTTCATCCAGTAACGCTTCATCGCTGGATCTGAACCCGGCGCGGGCCAATACAGCGAAGCTTGGCGATCCCGTTAGGGAGGCTTTTGGGCGAAACCGGGTTTACCCGGATTACCTGGTGCAGCCGGTAACGCGATTCGACCCCGCGGATCCCACCAGAATGACGGTAGAAATGTTTGTCTGCCTTGGGTATGGTCGTTTCTCCTATACCGGTGGAGATTTTCGGGTAGGAGAAACCCCGGCGTTGACCTTAGGCGAGGGCTTTTCATATACCAGCTATGGGCCCGGCGATAATGTGGCAGGGGATCGTCGCAGTGAGATATGGTTCAACTCAACGGAAGTTGGGGGAACGTCGAGCGGCAGCGGCCTCGATATGGCTCAGACTGCCCCTGAAGCCAGTGATATCGTTGCTGATGGCATGACCGTCAGCGGTGCCTCTGTCTCGTTTTCTGGCCTCGATGTCGATGATGATAATGATGAAGACGAGGATGAGAACAAACTTCCTCCTGGCTGGATCGCCGGTGCAATTGTCACCCTGAAAGCGCCAGTGAATTATCAGGTATCCATCGAGGGCGGTTTTAACGTGCTGACAGGCGACGTCGTGTCAGAGATTGCGCCATTCAGCGGAATGCCTGTCACCCTAACGTTTAACGGTACTGACTATGACCTGCAGATCGCCACGTATACCCCTCACCAGGACGCCGTTCCGGGAACAGGGGGAGCGACTGCGGTATTACGCGCCAGTGCCTCGCCGTCAACGTATGACTTTACGACAACCAGCCAGACCTTTGCTCTGACCTGGCAGGGTATCACCTATACCATATCTCTGGTCGCCAACTACGGCACAATGTCTGGCTTGCTCGCAGCGATCAACGGCGGGTTGAATGGTTCGGGGCTCATTGCTCAGGATGATGGCGGCGTGATACGTATCGTGGAGATCTCCAGCCCCTGGCGTGGCGGTTCCATTACGTCATCATTCCTGCCTGCGTCAGTATTTGGCGACAGCCCGGTATTTACAGCTGGTACAGCATCCAGCGGCGGAAGCCCTGCGGTAACAGCCAGCGTGACGCTGGCATACGATTCTGGCACTGCCTTTTCCGGATTGCCGGAAGGCACTCAGCGGATTTCCCTGGCGCACCGTGGCAACGAATACCAGATAGCGTCTACTGATGGTCCCTCTGCGACCGTACAGCGTGTGGTTAACGGTGTCGTTGACAGCACCTGGTCAGGCTTTATGACTCGTACCGTCGTGGATTTTGCCGCGTCTGGTATTAACGATAATGAAACCTGGCTCGGCCCCTTTCTGGCCTGCCCGCAAAATGAAGTTGTGGATGCCTTCGAGGTCAACTTTGCTTTCCCAAACGGAATTTGCGGGTTCCAGAACAACGGGAATAAGCGGGTCCGCCATGTCGAGTATGAAATCCAGTATCGCGTTTATGGTTCCGGATCAGGGTGGACGAGTAAGCCAGGGGTTTACGCGCTTAAAAACATTAATGGCCTCGGTTTTACAGAGCGTTTTGATCTGTCCTCTCCTGGGCTGGTGGAGGTTCGATGCCGCCGCCGTAACGAGCAGGGGAGCAACAACGCGAGAGACAGCATGTTCTGGCAGGCGCTCAGAGGTCGTTTGCTTTCCCGTCCGACCTCCTACGCAGGGATATCAACAATAGGGATCACGGTTGAAACCGGCGGCCAGCTGGCGGCGCAGTCAGACAAGCGTGTGAGTGTTGTCGCCACACGAAATTATGATGGCGGTGGTGACAGGACAATCAGCGGTGCGTTCCTGCATCTTGCCCGCAGTCTGGGATATCGCGACGACCAGATCGACATTGCGGCGCTCAGTACGCTGGAGGCTACCTACTGGACGCCAAGGGGAGAATATTTTGATCACCAGGCAAGCAGTGACAGCACGTCAGCAAAGGATATTTTCGACAAAATAGCCGAGGCTGGCATGGGGTATTTTCTGCTGTCTGACGGGTTGCTTTCTGTCGGGAGAGAGGGCGTCAAAAGCTGGACAGGGATCATTACTCCTCAGGATACCGTGGAGGAAATGCAGACGTCATTCAGGGTCCCGTCGGAGGATGATTTTGATGGCGTGGATGTGAAATATATCAACCCTGTGACCTGGGCGGAGGAAACCGTACAGTGCCGGACGCCGGAAAATCCTTTTCCGCGCAAAACGGAGGCATACACCATTGATGTTGCCATGACTGCAGATCGCGCCTGGCGTATCGGGATGCGTCGGTTAATGAAATATCTCCACCAACGTCGAACCTATACGGCTACGACTTCAATGCTGGGATGGTGTCATGACTTCGGTGATCACATCATTTTGTCCGACGACATTCCAACCGGGAAAACCCAAAGTTGCCTGATTGACGCGATGATTTACGACTTCCAGGAAATTACGCTGCACGTCACGGAGCCACTGGACTGGAGCTACGCGAATCCTCGCTGCTGGATACAGTTTCAGGACGGTCGACCATCATCGCGAATGCTCACGCCGCAACGGGTGGATGATTTCACGCTGACGGTGCCGTACAACGACGACCTGCATCCGGAAGACTGGATTATGGACGACCCAGATATTGATCCACCGAAGTTATTGTTCTGCGACAGTGAAAAGGGTGCGCGGCATGGGATAGTCCAGGAGGTTGCCCCATCAGGTGACAGTAACTGTCAGATTACTGCACCTGAATATAAAGAAATTTTCTACCAGTACGACGACGCCACATACCCCGGCGACGCTGCTTAATACCAAAAAATCCCTTTCAACTTTTCTTTCGCTCAAACCCTCGTTTGGGCGAACGCCTTTTTTTGGAGCAAAAAACATGGCCGAACTTAACCCGCCACTGGGCACGACGACGCCGGAAATATTCATGGACAACGTTAAGCGCGCTGACGAACTGGTTAACGGTCCGGCAGGAACGGTTGACGACCGCGGCGGTGAACCGCTCGATACCTGGCGCGGAATGATGGCGAAGAATGAAGCCCTTACAGAAGAGACACGACAGAATCTGATTCCTCTCAGCCGCCAGTATGCGACGCTGGCTGCGGCGCAGGCGGATGTCGCGAATATTCCGGTGGGCTCTACGACGTATTACCGCAGCCCGGACGATAGCGCGCTGGCTGTTGAGGTAATCAACAACGGCGGGACGTTGCAGCCTACCGGGCGGCAGATGCCGTCTAAGTCATATCTGGATTCTGTCAGTGCGGTGACTGGGCAGATTTATTCTGATGTAGGGCGCGGCTCACTGGTCATTAACTATTTCGACAAAGAGCGGACTACGGATGGTTTTGCGGTTGGCTCTACCGGATCGCTGGTCGCAAATGCGGCGTACTTTGTGAGTGACATGATACCCGCACTCGACGGTACGCAGTATGTTTTCGCTGTGAATGTGTCACAACTGGCATTTTATGATTTACAGGGCAATTTCATTTCCTATGTTGCAGGCGCCACTGCCGGAACCGTTTTTACCACGCCAGCCAGGACTTGTTATATCCGGTTCTCGCAGACGCTGAGCACTGGCAAATCCGGACAGATGCTAATTAAAGGTACTTCTCTTCCTGCTGGTTACATTGGGGCCGGTCTGGTCGACCCTTTCTCCGCAAAACGAACTGCCCTGGAGCAGGCAATTGATATTAGCTCACGTGCGAACGCTCTGGTACGAAACCTGTTTGATAAAAACCGGGCTAACGACGGATATGCGCTCTCGACTAACGGCAGTCTGACGGCAAATGCCAGCTATTTTGTTACTGACTATATCCCGGTCCTTCCCGGAGAGAGTTACATCCTCTCATCTGGTACGCAGGTATTATGCTTCTATGATCCTGACCTGAGCAAAACGTCAAATATCACTGTCGCTGCTGCAACGACCTTTACCGTTCCGACTGGTTCCTATTACCTGCGTTTCCAGAGCACGCCGCTATCGGGTAAAGAAAGTCTGATGGTTGTTCGCGGAACCTCTCTGCCGTCATCCTATGTGGGGTTTGGCGCGCTGACAACTGCAGAGGCAACGGCAATCACCCAGTCAATCAGCTGGGGAATTGCGGACGGTACTCTGGCCGCCATACGCAATATGTTCAACAAGGATGTTGCGCTGGATAATTATGCGCTGGCGACGAGCGGAACACCCTATGCCGCTAACAACTACTTTGTTACCGGCTGGATACCTGTCAAGCCATCGCAGCAATACATAATGAACGCTGCCTCAGGCGTTGCTGTATTTTTTGATGCCAATAAAGCTAAAGTTTCAAACGGAACTATCGCTAACGGTACCGTATTTACCACGCCCGCTGGCGCGGCATTTGTCCGGTTTCAGGTATACGGTCTTTCAGCAAAAAACACACTGATGATGGTTGAAGGCTCAGCACTCCCTGCGAGCTACCTGTCGTTTGGTTCGCCGACGTCAACTTACGTTGATACAAAATCGCTGACTGTAGCGCGTTCGGTCGCGCTGTCTCTGCAGAAAGTGGCGGTGAATCTCTATAACAGCGAGCTCGCCCAGACAGACAGGGGCGTTTCTTATCAGACCGGCGGGCTAACCTCTTCAGCGGGGTACTTCGCAACGCCAATGATGATGGTCACTCCGGGTGACTGGTTCGTGTCGACATATGGTTCAGGTGGCGGAGCATTCTATAAAATCGACGGCACCTTCCTCAGCGGCTTCCAGAATCTGGTCGCAAATACGCCTTATGCTGTTCCTGATAATGCATATTTTGTTCGGTTCCAGGTCTACAACCTGACACGCTTGAACAGCCTGATGGTTTCACCTGGTCAGGCTGTTCCTGCTGGATATGTTCCTTTCGGTGGGCAGGGGCAGGAATTGCCCTGGCAGGGAAAGGGGATCGGATTCCTTGGTGACAGCATAACAAACACGGGGAATTACATTGCGCCACTACTTTCCCGGACCGGTATGCGCCAGATTGCCAATTATGGCGTACCGGGTCAGGGAGTCAGAACGATGGCTGATTCACTCAACGCCACCACTATTGATGCGATGGATTTCATTTCGATTCTGGGAGGGACGAACGATTATGGGGGAAATCGCCGGCTCGGGACTATCGCGGATGCAAGAGCGGATTACGATGATACGACGGTTAAATCGTTCTATTATGATGTGTTCTACATTCTGGATAAAATCTACACTCTCAAGCCTTCCGCGCGGGTCATGTTCAGCACTCCAATGAAACGAGGCGCATTTGAAAGTCAGCCAGTTTATCCGGCGGCGAACTCGGCAGGCTTTACGTTGCCTCAGTACGTGCAGGCTATCAAAGAGGTATGTTCACTGTTCAGCGTGCCAGTATGTGATTTGTTTGCTGAAAGCGGGCTAAATCTCTACAACCTGAGCATTTACACGGGGGATAACCTGCATCCGAATGCCGCTGGGGGGGAGCTGATGGCCCGAAGAATGGCAAGCGTTGTGAATATGCTTTAAAAAAAACGCCCCCGGAGGCACGCCGGGGGAAAATACAACATAACATTATTGCTGTGTGCGTCTTTGCGCGCAGCATATTTTCAGAGAAAATCTCCATCGTTTCCAGATGTTTCTTGTTATTTCAGACCTTGCACTAACCCTGATTATAAAAAAGCCACAAATCAGACAGCGTTGACGCCACAAAACTGCTCTCTGGCAGCGTGTCGCCCGCAGCATTCGTGCTGTCGAAGCCAAAGAACCGTTTAGGGAAGCTAGGCTTTGCCCCATCCCGGTGAACGTCGCCTTTGCATAGACCAGCGCCGCCGTAAAGCGTTTACCCATTTTGTCATCGGTAAAGTAAGCCAGCAGGCCGCTTTTTCTTCCACGTCATGAGCACCCTGGCTGAAATGGGGCGCGAGTTAATAGTGGAGCGTACCCGAGCGGGTTTAGCCGCTGCGAGGGAGCAGGGGAGAGTTGGTGGCCGTCGCCGGGTAATGACTGAAGATGTGGTGGAGCAGTGCCGCAGAATGCTGGAGAACGGCGCTACCCGGCAGCAGGTGGCTGATGTGACAGGCGTGGACGTGAAAACAATCTACAAGTACCTCCCGGCGACTTGA